TGTTCAAATTGCTTGACCACTACGAGCGTTCCGAACTTCAGGCGGCAATTGTTAACGCGATGATAGCCGCATTTATCGAAACGCCGATGGATGCCGAGGGTTTGAATGAGTTGTTCGGCGGCGACAGCAACGATTATTTGAACGCTAAAAAGGATTGGAAAGTCAAACTCGAGGGTGGCTCGATTATTCCGATATTCCCTGGCGATAAGATTGCACCGTTCACGCCGAGCCGACCGAATTCCGCTTACGGAAGCTTTATTGAAAACGTTCTTCGCCACATCGGCACGGGCTTAAATATCCCGTACGAGTTGCTGTTAAAGGACTTTTCAAAAACAAACTACTCCTCAGCCCGAGCCGCCTTGCTTGAAGCTTGGCGGTTTTTTAATGGCCGACGCGCTTGGCTTGCCAATACTTGGGCAACGCCGGTTTACGAGTTGTTCTTAGAGGAAGCGGTCAATAAAGGCTTGGTGGATGCGCCGGACTTTTACCAAAACCGCTACGCCTACACGCGATGCAAATGGATCGGACCAGGCAGAGGTTGGGTTGATCCTGTCAAGGAAGCACAGGCTTGCCAACTCCGCATGGAAATCGGTCTTTCAACCTTGGAGGAAGAATGCGCCTCACAGGGCTTGGATTGGGAGGAAGTCTTAGAGCAAAGGCTTCGTGAGAAAAACAAAATTGAAGAGTTAGGATTAACAAATGAAATACTTAAATCAGACGATATGGGCAATAACACCCGAAATGCTGCAAACCATGACCGAAATAGCGAGCGAAACGAGGAAGAGTCCTGAACCGATCGCTAAAGAAATGGGACGCGAGATGCGCAACACAAACGCCGTTTCAATCAGAGACGGCGTTGCTGTTATTAAGGTGTCGGGGCCGCTGTTCCGGTACGCTAATTTAATGACCAGAATTTGCGGTGCAACCTCTTATGAGTTGTTTGCGCAAGACTTTAATAAAGCGTTGCAACAATCTGAAATAAAAGCAATTTTACTTGATATGGATAGTCCAGGCGGCGAAGTCAACGGCTGTTCTGAAATCGCCGATATGATCTTCAAAGCGCGTGGCTCAAAACCGATAATTGCCTATGCATCCGGCTCGTGTTGCTCGGGTGCGTATTGGATCGCCTCCGCCTGTGACAAGATTTTAGCATCCGACACCGCCATTTTGGGTTCTATCGGTGTCGTTTCGATTTTCGAAAAAGATGATGACGAGAAAACCATTGAGATTGTTTCATCGCAAAGCCCGAATAAACGGCCTGACGTCAACACCGATGAGGGACGCGCCAAAATACAGGCGCGTGTTGACGAACTTGCCGAGGTGTTCATCGCTAAGGTGGCGCGTAATCGCGGCATTACGGCGGTGGATGTCGTCAAAGACTTCGGTGCCGGCGATGTTTCAGTCGGACAATATGCTGTTCGCAACGGCTTGGCGGACGGCTTATCCTCTTTTGAGGACATAGTTTCAAGCCTTAATATGGAGAAAACATTCATGAATGATGAACAAAACCAAGTAAGCGCAGAGGATGTTAAAAAAGCCGAGCGCGAGCGTATGGCGGCGGTTTTTGCCAGCGATTCAAGTCGAGGTAAGGAAACCACGGCACACGCCTTGTTGGCGATGACTGATTTATCGGCCGCCAACATCTGTTGCATCTTGGATACAATTCCGAGTGTAAAACAAAACGCTTTTGAAGCCGCAATGAATGAGCTGAGAAATCCGGACATTCAACCGGCTCAAGAGGCACAAGAAGAATCAACCGAGGCAGTCGCTGAGCGTATTGCCGCATTAGCAGGAGAATAAAATGGTAGCACAAGGATTTACTGATCAAGGCGAAACCAAAGCCGACAACTTACTTGCCGGTGAATTTCCGCGCGTTTCGATTTTAGTGCCGATTACCGGCGGAAAGTACGAACGCGGCACAGTTTTAGGCCTTACCGGAAGTGGCAAATACACTATTTGCACCACTACACCGGAAGCAATTTTGGCGGAAACCGTCGACGCTTCTGATGAAGACAAGGAAGCGGTGGTGTATTTAACGGGCGAATTTAACAAAGCCGCGTTAAAGGCCAATGCGGAGATTGACACGCTTGTTGCCAAGCTCCGTGCCAAGAGCATTTTTGTAAAAGAAAACCAACCATACTAAGGAGCATATAAATGGATATTTTTTCAACTCAAGTCCTTTCAAAAGTGGTGGAGCGTTTACATACTCCGCCTTCTTTTTTGCTTGATACGTTCTTTCCGAACGTGCAAACCTCCGAAAAAGAGGAAATCTTCTTTGATATTACCGACAGCAAGCCGCGTATTTCGCCGTTTGTATCGCCGTTATTGCCTGGCAAGGTTGTTGATGGCGGCGGTTATCAAACTAAATCGTTCAAACCGGCATATGTTAAGGATAAACGCCGCTTTGATGCCAACATTCCATATAAGCGTGTTGCCGGTGAAGTTATCGGCGGTAGTTTGTCGCCGAACCAACGCTATGAACGTGCTTTGGCCACTCATCTTAAAGACCAGTTGGAGAACCTGACACGTCGTGAAGAAGTTATGGCCGCCGAAATCCTTCGTACCGGCAAAGTTGTTGTTTCCGGTGACGGATATCCGGCACAAACCGTTGATTTCGGCCGTGATGACGAGTTAACCAAGGCTCTGACCGGCTCTGCCACATGGGAAAACTCTAATGTTAATCCGGTTGACGACTTGGAAGATTGGGCAATTACCATTCAAGACAAGTCCGGTGTGGTCGCCAAGACTGTGGTGATGGATCCGCAAGCGTGGAAAATCTTCCGCTCTAATCCGATAGTTCAAAAGTATTTGGACATTCGCCGCGGCACCAACAACACCATCAACATCGATCCGCACATCATCAGCGAAAAAGCGAAAAAGCACGCTATGCCGGTTCGATCGGTGACTTCGCCATCTGGGTTTATAACGACACCTACATCGACGATAACGGCACAACCTGCAAACTCTTGCCGAATAAGACCGTTATTTTAGGTTCGCGCGATGGTTTGGAGGGAACGCGTTGTTACGGCGCAATCCACGATGAAAAAGCCAACTGGACGGCACATCGCTACTTTACGAAGTCCTGGGTTGAGGAAGATCCGAGCGTACGGTGGCTGTTGTTGCAATCTGCACCGCTCGTCGTTCCGTATCGTCCGAACGCTTCTATGTTCGTCAACATCGGCTAACGGAGGCGCAAATGGCAAAAATCAGAGCAATAATCACGTTGGTGGTTGGCAAAGGCAAGCAATTCGCACCGAACAGCGTGTGCGACGTTAGTGATGCGGAAGCAAAACGCCTCATCGCGCTTGGTTATGCCGAGAGCTTAAAGAAAAATGCTCAGCCACCGGTAGAAGTTACGGAGATTAAGGAAGATGAACCCGATGGAAATGGCGACGAACAGCCTGTTCAACCAAATGGGACGGACGGCAACGTACAAAAATAAAACTATTCGGATCATCTTAACCGAACCGGATGAGATTGTGGGAGTGGGCTTTGTACAAGCTCATTCCCCGTCTCATCGGGCGAGGATAAGGATTTCCGATGCTCCGGAACTTAAAATCGGCGACAAGATTGATACCGATGACGAAACGTTCACGGTGCATTCCGAGCCGGTCAAGGATATTCACAAACTGATTTGGAGTTGCGACTTATGTACCTAAAAGCGGCTTTAGAAGGTAAATTGGATGAGCTTCTCGATAAGGAATACCAACACGCCGCTAAAGCCGTGACCGCCGGTATTAAAACCGCCACCAACGGCTTAAAGATATCGCTCCGGACACAAGTCAAAGCTTCGAAGCTTGGCTCTCGTTTGGCCAACACTTGGCGTGGAGATATCTATCCGAAAGCCAAGAACAGTATTTCGGCGGCCGGTATCGTTTATACCAAGGCGCAGAAAATCCTCGAGGGTTTCGAATATGCTTCGGTCATACGCTCACAAAACGGATTTTGGCTTGCTATACCGACTTTGTCCATAAAAAAACGTGTGTTTAATAAGCGGATGACACCGGCTCTTTATGAGCGGTCTAAAGGTGTGCGCTTACGGTTTGTTTACCGAGCCAACGGCGCATCGTTTTTGGTACACGAGCAACGGAAAAAGACGATTATCGCTTTTATTCTGGTGCCTCAGGTCAAAATGCCGAAGCTAATAAACTTTGAAACCGAGAGCGAGCGATGGAAAGCGCACGTTCCGAGCTTAATCATGGAGAACTGGAAAGATGAGTAAACGAGAACAAGTCTTAAATGCCTTGCTGGAGCGGCTGTCAACTCTGCCGGATGTGGAAGTCAAACGCAATGCCGTGTTACCGGTCACAATCCCCGACAATGGTCTGGTGGTGCTTCGTGACGGAGATATCGGCGAACCGGACATTTTATTGTCTCCGGCTTGCTATGTCTTTCATCACAAAGCCGAGATTGAAGTGCTTATTCAACAAGTCGAGGATTCCGACAACGATGCCAAACTTGACAGCATTTTGGAGGCAATCGGCTTGATTTTGAAAGTTGATGTCACGCTGTCCGGTTTAATTGATTATATGCACGCCGATCCACCGGAGTTTATCGAACAGCCGGTTGACGGCGGCTTAACCATCAAAGGCGCGGTTGTGCCTATTGTTTTGGAATATGTTTCAGATTCAAATTTAACTTAGAAAGAAGGCCTCCATTTTAAGGAGGATTCACAGCTCCCAATCTGATTTGCGGTTAATCAGATAAGCGGAGCAAGGCGCAGCCAATAGCGTTACTATTCGCAAGGCTTGCGACAAATTAGATGATAACCGCAAACAGACCCGCAGGGCAAGTCTTAAAATCTGTCCTGCTTGTCAGATTTTTTTGATGTAGATTGCTACACCTGCAAAAATCTGACAGCGCAAATCAAATTTTATTAACTTGTTGGGGGTTATGAATCCCCCTTAAAATGGAGGCTTAATATGTCACGAGCATATGGGTGGAACGCCCAATTACTTATCGCTGAAGAAAGCGAATACGGCGTGATGCCGGACACTGGATATCGCAAAATACCGTTTATCTCATCGTCTCTCGACAGCGAACAAAACCTTTTATCATCCAATGTCTTGGGTTTGGGACGTGATCCGACACAGCCGTTCCAAGATGTTATCAACGTTGACGGCGACATGGTGGTTCCGGTGGATGTCCGTAACATCGGCGTTTGGCTGAAGGCTATTTTCGGTGAACCAACCACAACTGAGGCTGACGGCGTTTATACGCACGCCTTTGAGAGCGGTAAAATCGCCATTCCAAGCTATTCATTAGAAGTTGGCTTGCCGGAGGTGCCGCAGTTTATCCGCTTTTTAGGTGTCAGAGCCAACAGTATCGCCTTTAACTTCCAACGTTCCGGCGAAGCGCAATTGACGTTGAACTTAATGGCGCAATGCGAAAAAGGCTCAACAACCGCGATTGATGCCGCGCCGGATGTCTATAAATACACTCGTGTGTCGCAATTCCAAGGGTATATTAAAAGCGGTGGTGAGTTCTTGGCCAACATTACGGCGGCAAGTGCCACATACTCCAACAATTTGGAAAAAATCGAAACAATCCGTAACGATGGCTTAGTGGAAGCAATTGACTTAGGTGTGGCAAGCCTGTCCGGCAGTATTTCCGCCCGCTATGGCGACAATATCTTGCTTGATAAGGCACGTGAAGGCACACCGGTTGATGTGGAACTCGGCTATCAGCTAACCGATACCATGAAACTCGTGATTGAATGTCACGAAGTTTATCTGCCAAAGCCGAAACGTTCAATCGACGGCCCGAACGGAATTGAGTGTTCGTATGACTTCCAAGGAGCAAAAAGCGAGGAACTCGGAAAAATGATGACGATTAAACTGATTAACGACGTGGAGAGTTATTAATGTTAAAGTTAAAAATTAACAAAGAGCCGTATTGGCTCGAGCTTGGCTACGGCGTAAAGGTAAAGGTCAAGCCTTGCACATCGGCGGTATTTTATGAGGCCAAAGCATATATGAACGCAAAACTGGCAGATTTGGCCAAAGAGTATAAGGCCAATAAAGATGCCGGACTGGCGGTGGATGAAGATATCGAAAATTCGGTTAAACGCGAGGCTCTGGCTGATAAGCTCTTGCTTATCGGCCTTGGTATTGCCGGTATTTTGGAATGGCAAGGCGTTCAGGAAGCAGACAGCGACAAAGCCGCACCGCTGACGGAAGCCAAAATCGACGAGCTTTTCTCGAATTTTTGGGTGGTTGCCGAGAACTTTCGCAATCAGTATTGCGGCTTGCGTGAATTGTTGGATGCGGAAAAAAACGACTTTACGCCCGAGCCAAGTGGCACTTCGGTGACGGGCGAAGTTACTGCGCCGGATGCTCAGAGCTAAATCCGCTCTGTCCGTTCCATAAATGCCGTTATACCGAAACAACACCGCAAACAATCGAGGGTTATCAGGCTTGGAAAGTTTTGCTTAAATTACCTGAGCCAAACCTCTCGCTTGCACTGGACATTGCCCAAAACTTAGGTTTTGATATGGATATAATGTCGGAACTATTTCCACCGGCCGTTCAGGCAATGAAAGCGGCTTTGAATGACAGCTTATCGGATAAAACTTAAAAACTGCAAAAGTTTGTGATGAAGCTTGACTTTTCTTCAAAATTATATAAAGATTATTGTCAATAAGCCCCTCCCGCTAAAGGCATAAATGCACAGCGAATACGGAG